ACTTGCGTATCAGCCAAATCTTCTGACAATTCGTCGATGACAGCTGTTCTCTTCATTCCAGCCAACTCTTTCGAGATAGACAATGAATAGTTAACAGCTTCATCCAAAGACTCTTCAAGTTCGTCTACTTTGTTAGCCAGATCTTCGACAACGTCGACTTTCTCTTCTGGCACATCAACGTAGTGCTCAACGAACAAAGACTTGAGACCTTGCAGGAATTCTTCTGCAATCTCAGCTCTCATACCACGCTCAATAGCGAGTTCGTTTTGCTCCATGAATTGCTCAACAACATAGTCGAGGTATTCATTTAACTTACCTGAAATTTCTTCTTTAATTGATTCGAGTTGTTCTTCAACAGCGTTATCGATGTCTTCAGAAACAGCAGCAACATGCTCATTAACTTGAGCAACTACTGCAGCTTGGAAAAGCTCAGACGCTGTAGTTTTGAATTCTTCTGAAAGTGATTCATCGGAACTGAAGATTGCATCGATATCAGCAGAGACGTCAATATCTTCCTTGGTGTATTTCTTAGAAGATTTTACGACTTTCTTCGAAGACTTAATTTCTTCGCCATCATCGTCATCTTCCATATCATCTTCACCGTCCATCGCCTTGAGCATTTTTTCATAAACTGACTCGAGTTCAGCTTTTTTCTTTTCGCTCATTTTAGACATCATCGCATTGATCATGCCCATTTTAGTTGATGGAGCTTTGGTGTCAGATGAACCTTGCTTAACTGCTGAAGTTTCGCCTCCCGATTGATCGGCTGAACGCTTCGCAGCTTCTTCAAGTTCCAAGTCTTGATCTACTGCTTCTTCGATCTCGACTTCGGTTTCGTATTTCTGGTCAACCATTGGTATTCCCCCTAGTGATTAATTTATTTATAATTTTCTCAAATTTTCCATAAATCTACGGAAAACACGCAACTTCACCTCGTCGAGATTCCGAGTTGTTGCTTCCTTTATTTCATCATGTAATTCGGAAATTTCAACCTCTTTAATGAGACCGTTTTCCCAAATCCATTCCTTTCCTTCCATAATGCCTTCTACGAAAGCATCGGGTGCTGAAGGATCAGCTACAATGTCAGCTGCAGTAGCAAGATAAAAATCTCCCTGTACTTCTGCTGCTCCACCTTTTGACTGTTTTAGTGTACCCATCCCTCTAGATGAAACACCAAGACCTGCACCTTCGTCAATAAAGTTCTTAACGATATTCCCCATGGGAGTATCCATAATTTTTGCAGCACCGATAAAGTTATTACCGTCCTGCTTTAATTCTTTAATAATGTGCGAAACTCTGTCTAAATTTACAGTTGGACCCTGTGGGTGACCAAGTTCACCGTATGCTCTATTCTTAGCAACATACTCTTGATTGTATCTTTCGACTTCTTTCGCTAATACTTCTACTGGATAGACTCGACCATTACGATTCTTAATTCCGCCTTGCATAAAGACGCCACGAATCATATAATCTTTCTTTCCACTTTCATCAGCTTCAGTCAGATACTGAACATCTTCATTTAATTCTGTTATTAGTTTCATGTTACAGTCCTAACGATTTTCTTTTTCTTAATGTCTTAGTTCTTTTACGCAAAGTCTGAGACATCTTGCCTCTTCTCTTTCTAGCAGCTTTGCGCTGAGCCATCTTTCTAGCTCTGCGCTCTGCGGCTGACATTCTAACTACTTTACCACCACGAACAGTGTACCCTGCCTTGCCAGCAACCTTTTGCCTTCTTTGTACTTGTCCGCCACGAATACGATTCACTCTTTTAAAAGTGGATTCGTCAGCGTTGGTAAATTCTAAAAATGTTAGCATTATACTCTAAAGCCGATTTTAACAGCTCTAACTTCTACATTCGCTGCCAAGTTATCGGTATAATCCTTTTCTACAAACTCAACCCCTTTAGAAGAGATTGTAAATGTTCCAATAGTATTAGAACCATCGTTGCTTGTGTGGGTGATTAAAGCTGGAGTAGATTGATCGTTATAAATCCGTACCAACTTAGCACCAGACACTGTATTTGCAGTTGTCAATGCTATTTCGTCATCACCTTGCAATTTAATAATACTTGGCATATTACTTTACCTGCTTAAATGCAAAGTCAACCATTTTCATAAAAGATGAAACATCTTTGTTTAACATCTTTTCTAGTTTTCTTTGGTTGGCTGGATTAACAGCATCATAAACTTTTGTGATAGCACTGGCAGTCATCAAGTCCACAGGAGTTTCGTCTCCATCATCAAACTTAATAGTCTTCATACCTTTACGCTTAACAATATCTCTCAAATCTTTGAGGACATTCTTTTCTGCCATCGTGTTAGTTTCTTTGTCTGAGATACGCTTTCCTTGCGCTTTGTCAGACTTGAACTGGGAATCTGCGTCTACAGGATAATCTTTAGTCTGAGTACCATGGACAGCAAAAAATGCTTTATCCTGCTCAGAACGAGGATTGATCACTTCATTGATTCTTTTTCTAAGTTCTTTAAATGGACGTGCCATTTTGTAATCTCCTGTAATTCTTACAATATATTTATAATATTATGAAAAATAGGGTATTTTGTACTCTACGCCTTCAATTGTCAGTGCGATATATCCATCTGGATTTGCCACAACCCTATCCTCATTTGTCAAGTTTTTCAACACTGAAGTCACTGATGTATTATCATCCAATGTTGATAAACTGCTAAATGAGTTTGCCACCGAAAGATAATTTGCTACTGTAGTATTGACATAAGTATTGGCTGCAGCGTAGGATAAATCAGCTTTTAATGCTAACTCTTGATTCACATAAGTGTTGGCTGCTTTCGTACCGAGACTTGTATTAATAGTTGTTACAAAATTAGCATCGTCACCGATTGCTGCTGCAAGTTCATTGAGTGTATCTAATGCTCCTGGAGCTGCATCTACAAGATTACTAATCTCACTAGCAACTAATGAGGTGACATATGAAGAGTTGGCTTTTAACGCAAGTTGATTTGTAACATAGGTGTTCGATGCTAATGATGCGATTTCATCATGTTTAGCAATTCTGAACCCACCTTGAGTAACACCGTCATGCACAAAAAGTGTGTTAATGTCTGTGGCAACACTAATTTCACCGTTGGCACCAGTGAAGCTATCATGCTGGGCGAGAGTCCCTCGCCTAAATTGTACAATAGTTGCCATTATAGTTTCCTAAACTTCATATGCAGTATTTATTTTATGCTGTAAGTGATCCTAGATTCTGCGTTATCAATCTTCCTCTCGGATTCATCAAATCACTCGAAAGTTCTGTCGGTATATTAAATGCATCTTTAGAAGCATCTGTTATTAATCCCCAATCACCACCAAGTTCTTCTTCACCAGATTCTGGATTGATAACTACATTAGCAGAAATCAATGAAACCAAGTTTGATAATTTTTCATATGTGTTTTCTAAATAATTGTTCGCTACAAGAGTATCGGTATCAGTCTCAATCAAATCAGCATTATTGATTACAATCTTAGCTCTTGATGCATTGGTTGCAGATTCTCTTGCAGTAATCTCCGCAACACCAATTGTTACTGTATTAGATGATACGAATAAATCTTTATAACGTAATTCAGCTGTACCTAAGCTATAAACGTTGTTCGCATCAGGGATAATACTTTTAGTAGTGATTGATGTAGAGAAAACGTTTTGAATTAATTGTGGATCATCGTCAGACTTTGGATATGGTTTAAACTGGAATTTTTCTACAGCTACATTCCAAACAGGAACATAATTATTTTGGAGAGTTATTGTATCAACATCATCCAAGTTGCGCATTCTAACTTCACCACCACCTGCTGTACCAGCCATGGTGAATCGATTACTTCCGACGGTGCTAGTAACCTTAGCAGCAACATCGTTCTTTAATTTAGTTACATCATTGAAAACTTTTGATTGTAATTTTTCAAATCGATCTTCTAAAGGTTTGATATCAGGTGTTAATCCTGGATCACCTTTTTCGCCTTGTGGTCCACGTTCCCCTTGCTCCCCTTTTGGACCTCTTGGTCCAGCTGGTCCAGCTTCGCCGCGAATACCCTGCTCGCCCCTTGGTCCAGCCTCACCTTTCTCTCCACGTGCGCCCTGTATTCCCACGGCTCCATCCAGACCGCTTGGACCCCGTTCGCCTTGAATGCCTTGATCACCTTTGTCCCCCTTATCGCCCTTGTCGCCTTTCTCGCCTTGTTCGCCAGTATCGCCTTTTGGACCTTGTGGACCGATCTCGCCTTGGTCTCCTTTATCCCCTTTTAGTCCTCTTGGACCTTGTTCTCCATCTTCACCTTTATCACCAGTTCCACCTTTTTCACCAGTTTTGCCTTGTATACCTTGAACACCCTGTAAACCTTGGATGCCCTGATCACCTTTATCACCTTTCTCGCCTTTGTCACCTTTTGGACCCTGTGGACCCATCTCTCCCTGTGGACCAGGAATAGGCTCTTCGCTTAAAATTGTGGGATGTGCGTATGAGTTGTCAAGTTCTTCGATTTGACTTTGTAAGGATTGCAATTGTTCAGTGAGCTTGAGAATCTCTTGCTTAGTATACTGAACACTAGCAGCAAGAGCTTTCGCAAGTTCTAGCTGATCATTCCTTTGACTCATTCATTTGTTCCTTGTCACCATTTAACTCATTAAAAAACTTTGTCATGGAACGAGTCAATTCTTTCTGATCCTCATCACTTTCACCGAACATTTGAGGGGAATTATTTGATTCTTCAGGCTTTTCAACTTCTTCTTCAGCTGGAGGTGGTTCATCGCTTTGTGCCATTTGCCTATCCATAAGCTGAATTTCTTCTTCGGACTGTTGAAGAACCTGTCTGCGTACATAATCAATAGAGAAGTATTTACCAACATAATCATCAATATCACGCAATAATGTCAATCGTTCTCTAATCAACTCAGCGTCTTTCAACTCTGTGAAGTGTGAATCTCTATTGAAGTCATAATTGATTTTTTCTTTGATTTCTTTCCACTCAGCTTTGGTGATAATACCCTTCAACACCAGTTGAGTTTCTAAGACTCTATCAAAAAGATACGCAAAACGTGAACGCAGTCTCGTGACAAATTTAGCAAATTTAAGTTCATCACGTGTAATTTCTGATGCTCTACCCATACCAAATGCTTGATCTTGCTCAAGTCTAGTGGATGGCACATTAAGAGCTTTATAAAGTTTTCTTTGGAAGTATTCGACGTCAGCTAACTCGCCCAAATTTTGTCCTGCTGGAAGAGTAGTGATCTCAGTTCCTCTGCCGCCTTCACGACGAGGTAACCAATAATCCTCTAGCATTGTCTGATAACGTCTGTCATCGCGAATCTCGCCAGTCTGAGCATCATATACGAGTTTGTTCTTATACTTTACCATGATGTCACGCAGATATTGTTCTGCTTTCATCTTAGGTAAGTTACCTACGTCAATATAGAAGATACGACGTTCAGGTGCACGAGAAATGCGATAGATAACAGTTGCATCTTCCAACATACGCAACTGATTGAGTGGTTTCATTGCTTTATGTAAATGCGAAATTACCATCTTATTGTCTTTGTCAGTAAGACCTGATGTCACATGTGCAATAGAATCAGGTGAAATTTTAACTCCAGTAGAGCTTTGTGTTCCACCATATTGTGAATTACTCTTGTTCATATACAAGTAGTAATCAATTGTTTTGTATGTACCTACACCAATCCCTGTCGGGTCTTTTTCCCGAGACTTTTCTTTTACTTTTTTGATTTTTCTGGGATCAATGTATCTTAATTCTTGAATACCACGTCTAGGATTCTTTTCATCAATCATGATGTGGTAGTATATTCTACCATCAATATACCACTGACGGAAAGTCTCATATCCTTGGTTATTAAAATCCATCAAAGAGAGAATATTATCAAACTCATCTCTAATTTTATCTTTGATAGATTTAGGTAATTTGGTGTTATCTAGATTGATTTTTACTGGACCACCATCTTCATCATAAACAATTGCCTCATTAACAATATCATCGATCGCAGACTCACACTCAGCAGTGGTAGCGATGTCTCGATACTTGTTAATTAAATCAGATTCGTTTCTAGCTTGCCCCTCGATGTCCATATATGTACCATAGACACCTGCAGACTGAATGGTGACGGCACCATCTTCATCTGGTGGGGGTGCAAATGAACGAACAGTTTCGCCCTGCTGTTGTTCTTCCTCACCACGGGAGATCTTAAAACCGAAAAGTTGAACTGCCATTTGTTACCTCAAAATAAAAGAGTGGAGCACCAGTTTAATATTTAGTACTCCACTCTCAACGGTTTTAGGTGGTAACGCCAGCGATATCGAACCAATCAAATTGATAAGTTACAGTGAACTCTTCAATCGTATCTACTGTTTCCCATGCAAGATCAATTGCTGATACGTTGACTGGGAACATGTTACGAATATTTACTGCTTGAATAGTTCCACCATCTTTAGCGTAGTGGCGAACAAAAGCATCACTGGTATATGAAGTTGGATCAGAAGTTGCACCACCAACACGCTGTGCAGCATTTTGTTGATGAGAAGCGATTCTGTCCATCCAACGCATATGAGCATCATACACATTGAAGTCTTCATCGTTGATGATTGTTACTGTCCACTCAGCAAAGGTGCGGTCGCCCGCAACCTTTACAGTTCTACCAAAATATGGAACTTCAATAACACCGATTGTTGACTCAGGTAACTGAGCAGCTTTACAAGAGAAGGCGAACTTGTTAACGTTCAACCCAATCCCTAAACCTGGATCAGTCACCTGCACTTCAAACAGGCTAGGACGAGCACCACCAAATTGTAGGTTGTCTCTAAAGTTTGCGACTGAAAATGCCATTTAGGTTTCTCCCTTAAAACTGTCCGACGATTTCGTTAAACTCAACACCAGATCTAACCGCCACAAAGTTCAACTGAATAAAGTTGATAGAGCGATTCGGCTTGATGTAGATATCCCCGACAAACTGATTACTGTCAATAATGTCAGAAGTATTGTTTGTTTCATCCGCAACTACACGGAAGTCTACAATACCACGACGAGCTTGAACAGTTCTCAAGTATGGTTCGATCAAGTTAACAAACTGCTGTCTAGTAAACTCATCGTTGAACTCGAACAGTGAAGACTCAGCTGCAGCTGCGATTGCTTCTTCGATGGTAATAAACAGTCTACGAACGTTAATACGATCAAACGCAGAAGAACGACCAAGTAGTGTCTTATCACCGAACAGGAGAGTTCCTTGATTCGGGAAAGTTACAATTGGGTTAACACCATTCTTGTAAAGAGTGTCACGTTCTGCTTTTCTAGGATTGAATGACAACTTGCGTACATTCTTAATCCGTCCACGATCAGTACCTGCTGGTGAGAACCAAGGATCTCTAACTTGATCAGTTCTAGCCATTACACCTGCCAGATCACCTGACATATTAGTGTAACGATACACATCGTTGTATTTGTCGAAACGATTCTTCCATGCACTTCCCATTACAGCGTATGAGCTTGATGGGAGTAGATTTCTGTATGTAACAACACTATCTGCTTCACTACCATTATTATCAACTACATCAGAACGTCTTGGTGAGAGTGTTACAATAACATCCTGACGAACCTCAGCAATATTGTTGATCATGTGAGTAGCAATTGTTTGGTCGCCTCTTGCTTCAATTAAGAATGCGATATCCGCTTCATCTTCATTCTTGAAGTAATTAGAAGCAGTTACGACTTCAGATGCAGCTGTATCAGCACCATCAACACCACCTGCCATTGAGCGAGTATGCGGAGCAAACGTGTCAAACGTTGTTGCAGTTGATAATGCACTACCCCAGTTAGAAGAATCACTAGGGTGATCCAACCACCAAACATAGTTAGATTGTCTGTTGATTACATCTTTATAATAGTTTGAAGCACCAGTCTCGTCTTTTGCGTCAGATCCTTTAGAAATATTTTCAAATCTTTCTAGAACCTGATCAGCAACTCCAGTCCAAAGACCATCTTCATCAACTACAACTGCATGAAGTTCATCTACTGAAGAACCTTTTGTAGTTGCGTCAGGAGATGTTCCTGGAGCACGATCTACTGAATCAAAATATTCCCAACGTCTTGTTGGTGTGGCACTTCCTGTACCATTAATTGTAATTCCGTCTGTGTGTGAAGTAGCCAACGTCAATGACGTGTTACTTGCGATAGAAGCAACCTTAATTGTTTGTCCACCCAAAACAATCTTGTCACCAACTACCAATTCTACACTGAAAGATGTACCATTACCTGTTAATGTAGTTCCGCCTGCAGTTACTGCAACGTTACCTGTTAACGTAGATTCGAATGCATCCGCTCCTGGACACAATGAAATCTTTAATGAGTTACCCAGTGCACCAGCATATTTTGCTGCGAAAACACCTGAGTTTCCTGATCCATCTTCGTAATTTTCTTCGTAATGAAGTTCGTTTTTGACCAAAAGTCCTGTACCAGCTGTATTTGATCCAGTGGTGGCTTCTGATGTTGCGTTTAACGCATCTGATGCATAAGCACGAACTACATAGAGTGCGCTTGCATAAGAAAGAAAATCAGCAGCAGCAAAAAAGTCCTGCGCATTATTAGCATTAGGCTTCTGGAAATTGCTTACTAATTCTTCTTCATTTGTTACAAGGACACGTTCTTCAACAGGTCCCCAACGAAATTGTCCAGCCAATCCTGCAGCGGAAGTTGCTACAGCTGGGACGATGGTGGTCAGATCAATTTCGCTAACATTTACTCCTGGACTTACCTGCAGAGCCATCTTATTCTCCCTAAAGTTATTATTAGCAACTTATTTGTTGTTCAGTTATTTATAAATTGCCGTATTTTTTATCCAATAGGGTCGTGATAGGTAAACCATCTTGTGCCTGAACTATCAACAATTGATTCGTCATTATGACCATCGTTGATAATTCCGAATGGGAGCATATCTTGTTCATAGTTTTCTTCATGCTCTTGAGCTAGTTTTCTACGAACATCTAAATCAGTCAATTCTTTAAAGTATGTTTGCGATGACATCCATGCAAACAAAACACATGTCATTACCAAGTCATCATGATGCCCTTGTTCTGCCTCATACGACCCACCACGTTGCGTAAAACTCGAAAGTTCAGCAACAGTATCAAAATCGTTAATAATTAATTGATCATTTTCGATCAACGTCTTTAAGTTTGAACAACCAATTTTCTTTACAGATTTCGTTGTTCGAACACCTAATTGGGAGTTCTTTCCGAAGCCACCCCCTAACTGCTGCCCACCTCGACCCATCGGTGTGGTAGACATCATGTTTTCGTATTCTAAATCATTATATAGTGCATCAGCGACTTGTCCACCGATATCGTTGATCTCTACCAAAATGAACGCATCATTATATGCCTTTGCTATCTGATGAATCACATTAGGAAACACCATCGGATTGATCATATTATTTTTATATTTGGCAACTTGCCTGTATGGTATCTGAGAAATATCAAAAACAGTAAACGCTGAGTAATCATTACCGACACCACGAGCAACGTCAACTGTTATTGCATAATTATGCCCTGCCACTGGTTCTTCATAATAGTCAACATCATTCTTTCGTACTTTTGGATCTCTATATGCAATCGCTGATATTTTCGATGCGTTAATAAGAGTATGTGACGAACCAATAAACTCACACTCAAATTCTTGGCGGAATTGTTCTACAGAAGTATTTTTGATCGTTTCTTCTTTCCAAACATTATCTCTTCCAGGAACTTGTGACCAATGAACATCAATCGGAACGTATAATGATCTCCGTTCAACTGCGTCAGTCCACATTTTATAAAAATGATTCATTCCATTAGGAGTTGATACAATGATAACTTTTGATGTTTTACCAGAAGTTACTGTAGGATAAACAGAAGCGAAGAAGTCTTCAGCCATGTTTTGTGGTACGAATGCAAACTCATCTAGAAAAATGAGGTTGAACGATCCGCCTCGAACAGCTGATGAGGAAGTTGCGGCAGCAAGTATTTTTGAGCCGTTCTCTAATTCAATATTACCTTTATTCCAAACCAATACCCCTTGCTGTAACCATTTAGGTAAGTGTTCGTATGCAATCTGAATTTTTCCTAAGAGTTCTCGAGCAAGAGAACCTTTGTTGGCAAGGATAGCAATATTCTGTTGTTCGTGGAAGAGGATTACCCACAACATATAAGCTGTTACAGTTGTTGATTTACCTGTCTGTCTAGGCAACTTATTAATGACAAAACGATTATTGGCAAATGTTTCTACCATATCGCTTTGATAGTCATACATTCTAAATTTAACCAAACCCTTGTCGATGTTTACAATCTTTACATATTTTTCAATAAAGTAAACAGGATCTTGCATACATTTCATGTATTCTTCGATCTGCTTCTTAGTGAAGTTGACTGCTACATTGGATTTTTTTAGATTGGGGTTGCCTAGATAATTCTCACTCATCATCATCCTCATCGGTCTTACCAGAGATCAACTTATGTAAATCAGAAGTCGATCCTATAAACAAAGAGTTGTTGGTCACATTGGTGGTGTTTTCATTTTTAACATCTTGATTGATATCTTTGTATTTTTTTGACAAATCAAGTAAATCTTTGTTGGCAGAGGCGATGGTGTTGATTAATTGAGCAATGACTTCATAGGCTCTTGGCGATTCACCTTCACGAGCAATCATCATAATTCCATCAATGGCTTGCTGACCACGTTCAATTAATTCTCTAAGATTCTGTCTAGCATACTCAAAATCAGCATCAACTGATTCTTCACTATTCACAATCACTTCAGTTTTTTCTAGTATTTGTTCACCTTCCTCAATCACTTCATACGCAGTGGAAGGAATGTCAAAGACATTATTTAATTTCTCATCAACTGTTGCCATGTTTTAAATATTCTCATTTATACTTGTACTAAACCCATAATCATCATCCGCATCAATCTGGCTTAGTGGTACAGAAAGAGCTGTATTACTTGTTGGTGTGCCATCAGCTTTTAGCGCAGGTCTAGTGAACACAGTGCCTAATGCTTCAGTATTACTTATAACGCTGTTAGAGATACCTGTTGTAACAGTCTCATTATCAAACGTCATATTTGGAATATTTAAATTAATAGTTGTAGACTTAATCAGTCCAGAACGATCCCTGACTGGTGGGAAGATATAACCCTTAACAGTGAAATCTAGCTGCCAAGTCAACGCTCGACGCTCCTCAAA